GCACTGCAAGGCGGCGACCAAGTACGAGCTGATCATAAACTTGAAAACCGCCAAGGCACTTTGTCTCACAATTCCAGGCACAGTGCTTTCCCGCGCCGACAAGGTGATCGAATGAGGCGGCGCGCGTCATCCTGCGGACTTTTTCGCGTGTTCTTTCAATGGCTTTGACACTTCGCCCGGCTCGGGTTTGACACTCTCGTTGGCAATCCGTTCCATGGCCGCCTTGGCCAGCCGGACCTGGTCGGCCCGCTTGGTGTAGCGCTCGATTTCCTTCAACGTCCGGTGCCCAGAGATGGCGGCGATCTCATGCGCGGTGCAGCCGCCGTCGGCGAGGCGGGTGCATGCCGCCTTGCGCAGCCCATGGAAGACGCAGTGCTGCGGCAGCTCGGCGGCGTCGCACCACTTCCGAAACATCTCCGAGAAAGCGTTCGCGCCGTAGCTCTTGCCGGTCTGCGTCACCAACAGCGTGAGGTGCCCGGCCGGGGTGGCGGCAATGATCGCCGCGAGGTCCCGGTGAACGGGGATCGCCAGTGTCGCGCCGGTCTTCTGCTGACGCAGGGTGAGCACGCCGTCGCGGATATGCTGGCGGCCAATCCGCACCACATCGCCGCGCCGCTGTGCCGTGTACAGCCCGAGCGCCAGCGCGAGGCGAGGTTTCGAGCCAATCGGCCAGTGCGCTTCGAAGGCGGCGATCTCGTCCTCGGTCCAGGTGGCGAATCCGTCCGTCTTTGGCCGCCTGACGTGGACGCCTGCGGTCGGGTCGTTACGCATCAGCTTGCGTTCCACCGCCCACCGCACGACGTGCTTGAACGTGGTTAGCCAATTCTTCGCCTCGTGCGGCGTCATGTTATCGATCAGCGCGACGACGAATTCCCTCGGCAGCGACGCCAGAGGAAGGTGACCGTGCTTGTCGCGAAACTTTTCGAGGATCGCGCGGCGTGACGCCGGCGTGCCGCCGGTGAGGCTGCGGAAGGCCTGCGAGCCGTAATATTCGGCAATGGCGGCGGAGACGGAGCCGGGCTTGCTGCGCTTGTTGGCACCGACGGGAATCGGCGCGGCGGCGAGCGCCTGCTGATACGCCGCCATGAATTCGCTGGAACCGGGCAGCCCCCGCAACGCAACCCTCGGACGTCCAGCGCGACGGAAGTAGTGAAAGGCGCGACCGGTCTTGCGGTCGACAAAGGCTTGGACGAATTGCAGACGAATCTTGGTCATTGCCCCTTCCTCGCTGCCTTCAGCTTCGCGATCTCCAAATCCCACGCCTTCGCGTCGGCGGTCTCTTGCGTGGTCTCCGCCAGCGTGGCGTTGTCCCCGTAGACCCTGAAGATGGTACCATCCTTGGCAACGATCTCAATCATCGCAGGTTCGATGCCGCCGTCACGCGCAATCTTGAGAGCACGCAGACCGTCGTTTCGCTTGAAGAGATTCGTGCCGCGACGAGCCATTCTCGCGCCCTCACCGGGCTGCCTTAATTAATCGCGTGTAGCCCTTCACCTGAATCCCGCCGATTACTGTCTTCTTTGGCCCGTCCCAGCCGAGCCGACGCATACATCGGCCGAGACGTTTAAAGTCTACGTCTCGTTGTTTGCTCACATGAACCCCAAGAGCGATCTCTAACAAGTCAGCGCTCGAGACGCGCTCCTCGCCCTGCTCGACCGTTCCGCATGCCCGGATCAATTTATCGTCCCAGGGATCGCTTTCTTCTCGCGCTTCCTGTTCAATTCGTGCGGCGCTCCATAGCTCCCGGCGCAGCAAGATCGACTCGTTCGGCTCTTGCGTGGCCGCCTCTGCCCATAGCTGATCTCGGTCCTTGCTGAGTGCCTCGATGTTGATGTCGCCAGTCTTGATCGGCCAAAATCGGCGGTCGGCTGCCTTTAGGTATCGATCATCATTTGTAGTTGCGAACAGAACACAGCGGCGCGGCTGGTCAACGCGCGTCCGTCCATAGGCCGGCCTGGCGCGGTCGTGCGTGCGTGAGGCGAAGGCGCGTAAGTGCTCGACCTCCGTCTTACGGATATTGCTCAGCTCGGCGATCTCATAGAGCCACACGCCGGCGAGCAACTCCTGTTGCTCCCGGTCGCGCGCGCCGAGGATGGTCTGATCGCTGAAGTTCTCGGTCCCGGCGAGCGTCTCGATCGCTTTCGATTTCTGCACGCCCTGCGGTCCTTCGAGCACGATAATAAAATCAAATTTGCATCCCGGTCGCCGTACACGACGAACGGCGGCGAGCAGTGCTAACCGACCGAATTCGAGATTAAGCTCAGTATCGTCGGCACCCATATACGTGATCAGCCACCGGTCGAGTCGGGGCGTACCGTCCCACATGAGCGAATTGATATACCCAAGCACCGGATCAAATTCGTTTTCCAAGCCCAGCTGTACGACGGCATCGGTCGTGTTCTTCGTGCCGGGATCGAACTTCCACGCCTTATGGATTTTGGTGCGCAAGACCAGGACGGTTTGATCGAGGTTACTGCGGTACTTGATGGTTTGTCCGCTGACGAGCAGCTTGTCGTGGAATACGTCGTAGCGACATTCGACGTTAAGGGCTCGAAGCGCGCGACGCGCATTCGCGCACGTCCGCCGCGGAATTCCCTTTTTATCCGTGGCCTCCCAAACCGCTTCCTCGTCCGGCTCATGTTCCGGTTGGGAAATGTGTCGCTTGCGCTGCCACTTGTTGAAGGATCGTTCGACCTCTTGTCGTAGACGATTAGTGTATCGCCGTCCGATTCCGTTTGGCCATTTTGAAAGCTCGTCGACGATCGCGTCGACTGATAGGCCATTACCGCTGAGGTGGCCGACGACACTATGGAAGAGCGCGCTGGCGTCGCTATCGGCCGGCGCACCGTTCTGGATCACGTCGTCCCAATCAATCTTGTTGTCGCCGGCGGCGTTGAAGTCGAACCCTTTAGCGTTGGTGTCGTAATGCACCTTGACGTCATAATGCGCCTTGATCTTGCCGAGCAGGTCAATCGGCGCGAGCTCCTTACACTCGCCAATTTGCACGCCTGTGATTGTGATATAGCGCTCGGCGTTCCTGTAAATCTCGATCGCGGCGCCTTCGCGCGCGCCTTTAATCGGCCATTTGCGATGTAGCTTCTCGCCGGCACCTAATCCGATGATGCGTAGTCCTTCGCCCGATGGCGTCCGCTCGACGTAAGCACCGTTTGCCATGTCGAGCCAAGTTGTCGCCCATTTATCTGCCTTGCCGGTTTCGGGATCGAGGCAATGATCGAGGTCGACGACGTCAAAGGGTGTATCCGGCAGGACAAAACCGATGCCGTCCATGGTGCCATTAGCGCGTTTCAGCGCCTCGAGTGCTTTTAAATATGGGGCCCACGTTGCTGGATCATTATTCTTCGCAGGGTATGAGCGTTCAGCCGCGGTGAATGGCGGCTTAGTCCATTTCTGCTTACGCAATTGCCACTTCCACAGAACCCAATGGTCAAGCTTGCACAGCGGCGCGAGCGCAGCCGGGAGATTCGCGAGGTCGCCGCTGATCGTGTTTGGCTTGTTCATTGCCGCCGCCTTCCAAGGCGTACGTAGAGCAAATGCAGCCACTTGCCTTGCTTCTCGGACGGTTTTCGATGGACGGTCCATCGCAGCATATCGTTGACGAAATCGCGCTCGCGTGGCGTCAGACGGCCGTCATCTTGATCGCGGCAGTTGATCGCCATCTCATGCCAATTCGGCTCGATGTCATGAAGCTCTGCCGGTTTGTCTTTTTCGGCGTCACGCTGTCCGTCCGCATATGCCGCGTCATAAATGCGCTGCATATCCGCTTCGGATAGTTTGCCGGATTCAACCCGGTGGGCGAGCTCGTGAATATCCGCACCGGCACCTTCGAGAGTGCGCAGGATCGCCCGAGCCGCGGCGATAACTTCGCCGTCGCGCGGCGATGAAAGCATCTTCAGGAGCTTGCCGAGTTTGTCGGCCACCGGATCGATGCTCATCGCCAACACCGTTCTTTATGGCCGCATAGTCGGCAACGCCAATGATCGGGATCCTCCGTGAATCGAGGCAACAGCTCGCCGGCTCGCGTTGCGTTGATGATTGTTTGTGCCCGTTCGATCCACGCTCTAGCGCGCTCGGCATCGAACGGCACTAATAGATGCAAGAGCTCGACCGAGTCGGCATTCACGCAGGTGAAAATCGCCGGGTGGTCATTAGTAGCGAGAAATTGTTGATAGAGCGCGACCTGGGCGGCGTATTGTGGGTACGTTTTTTCAAGGCCGTCGCGATCGAGCGACCGCCACCCCTTGGCGTTAATGCATTTATTCTCCCACAAGCACGGGTATTTGACGCCCTGAATCTTGGGGCCGTTGAGGAAAATGCCGTCGGCGTGACCGCGCAGCCAGCCGTCGAGCGCCTCAAAGGCGAGCCTGTCCGGCTCTGCAAATGTGAAGCCGGCCCGAGTAAAGTGTTCGCGAGTTTGCGCTTCAAAAAAGTGTCCACGTGCGAAAATGTCCCTCGTGCGTAACGCGTGCGCCGGGTCGCACAGCCACGTGTATTGAATTTGCCGCATGCACGGGTGCCCGACTGCACTAGCTCCCAGGTAACCGCGGGTCTGCTCCGGATCGATACGCCCGCCTTGTTCGAGCAGCACATTGATCGCGGTGTTGACCGGCAGAGCAGAATGTTCGGTGCGGTTGAAGTCGGGCATGGCGATTCTCAAAACGGTACGGGATCATTCCAATCAGCCTGCTCTTCCGTCGGCTCCGCTGCGCCGGGCGGACCTTTACGCGTGACAAGTTTCTCGCCCTTGTCACGTGCGAGCATCGCCTTGCCGATGAGGTTGTAGGCGTCGCCGAGGAAGGCGATCATCTCCTCGCGCGAGAATTGCGAGAGCGATTTGGACCAATCGGCCTCGCAATTTCCGAGCTCTGGAAGGATCGCCTCGATAGCGCCGGCGTCCCAAGGGTCGGGGTTGAGCATTTCATTGACGTAGAGGTACTTGTCCGGCCCGACACCGTTGCTTGTGGCTTGTCGCGAGCGTGTAGTGATCCAGCCAAACAGTACGGCCGCGACGATCCAACCCCACTCGGAATCGGATAGCCGCCCGACCGGCGTCATGGGGGGTAGCGCGCCGCCAGAAACGACGGCGCGCGCCTTCTCGACAGCAACGCGAGTGGCCTCGCGCTGCCAAGCATCTTCAATCGCGGTTAGCGACGGGAAGCGCGGTTTAAATTTGCACGCCATCACTGTGCCCACGCCGGCTTGACGATCACGTTGCTTAGCGCCTCGGCGGCAGGCACTGGCGCTTGCACCGGCTTCGTAACCTGCTCGACGGGCTGCCATTCCTTGCGGTCGGGGGTGATGATCTGCGCCAAAAAGTTCTTGGCGCGATAATCGCCCTTGGCAGGCTCGACGCCGATCTGGGCGCGGAACCGAATGCCGTCGAAGTCGGCATACTCGACAACACGCGCCTTCTTCGCCGCTTCAGAGACATCGGTCGGCTTGATGCCGCGCGCGCTCTCGATGATCGCCCGCAACTTGCGATGCGTGATATCGGCCGCCTGGGCGTGACCGTCAGTCGTTCCGTTAACGGTCATCCAGTCCCAAAACTTGCGCTTATCATATTCGCCGCCAACGACGATAAGCTCACAGTCGAGGCCTTCGGCCTGACCATTGTTCGAGCGTTTCAGGAATCCGCTTTCCCCAGCGTCGCCGGGGCGGATATTCAATTGGACTACCGCAATGGTTTTGTCCGGGATAACGTCGAACGAACGTTGCTCGCCGGCTGTATTGAAGTCGTACGACATAGTTTCACCTTCACTTTCATCATTGAGCGGCTACGAGCTCGACGAAATTGCCGCCCGGTGATTTCGCCGAGAGTTTCGCTAACAGTTTGCCTAGGTGCGGCTCTTCGATTTGCTCGAGCCGGCCAGACCTGTCTTTTGCGGGGTACTGCCAAGGATTCGGCGTCGTGCAGATAAAGGCGCGCGTAAGAGCGCCATCGCCGAAGTTGATCCAGTTATAGGTGATCACCTGGTCAACGACCGCCGGCAGCTCCCGCGACGTGCGAGCGCCCTCAAGCTGCAGCCGATGTTCGGTGCGGTTATAGTCGTCGGTTACGGTCTCAAGGATTCCAAGAAATACGACGTTCACCTCCCGCGCCTGCTGCAGGTGCATCAGCCACGCGATCATCTCTCTGGCATGGAGACCATAGGCGCCGCGAAGATCGCGCTTTCCACTACGCTCGGAAAAAGATTCCGGCTGTTGGCTCGCCCACGCAAAGCACAGGCGCCCGACGGCGGTCAGGCTGTCGACGAAAAAGGTGTCGTACCGTTTCGGACTGCCGAGCTCGGCGATCGCGGCATCGTAGTGCTCTTGGCTGTAGACGGCGTCCGCCGGCACCGCCGGATTGGGACCAGCCAGAACAACGGCAAGGTCCCTGCACTGCGGCCAAGTCCGCGGCCGAAATGTATCGACGGCCAAGTCCTGCACGGCAAGGTCGCCGGCCTCGGTGTCAACGAAAAGCGTGCTCGACAGGAGGTCACCGAGCGTCCCTAGCAGCGAAGTTTTGCCGACACCGGTTGGCCCGACGATTAAGGCCTTCGCTCCGCGCGGGCTCGCTGTGCAATCGGTGGCGGGAATGATCTTGTTGCTCATCGGTTTTTCTCATCACTGAAAAGCAGGCCCTGCCTGTCATCGTCGAGAAGCAGGTCGAGCGCGGCACCTACCGGACCGAGCGCACGGCCTTGGCTGTCACGGCAAAGGGCGCGCCGGATCGCTCTGATGTCAGCGCCAAACTGGAGCGCAAACGAAAGCAGGATCGCCGCGTCGCGCGCGTTGGTATCAACCTGATTGCCCGCCTTGTGGTTGTTCAGAAACAGTTCGCCGACGCGGCCGTCAGCAAAGCGACTGACTGTCGCGGTGAAGCGCAATCCGTTTAGTTCGAACGTGAAGGACTCGCTGCCACGCCGATCGGGCAATCTTTCGCGGGCGCTCATGTGTCGCCCCCGCTGCCGTAGCTCTTGCGTGCCTTGAGCTTTTGAGTCGCGGTGACCCAATCATCACCGAATCGAAGTAAGGCTTGCCTGTCATCGTCGAGCTCGACTTCGGGCTCCGGTACATCAATCGGCGGTAACTCGAAGTCGGTCGTCGACAGCTCCAGTTGTTCGTTGATGCGCTCGATCTCGGCCTGCAATTCGACGAGTCGGGCAGCCGCCTCTTCGCGGATCGCGCTGACGGCGTCTTGATCAATTTGCTCATCGAGCGCCTTTTGCGCGTCAACGTTCCACTCATTGTGCGCTTGCCTGACCCGGTCATCTAACGTTCGGTCAACGTAGCGATCGAATACTTTCTTCATGATCCGGCGGAGCACGCCGCGGCGGATCATCTCGGGCGTGGTCAACGCATCGACCTCGGTCTGCTCGATGCCGAACGACTCGCGCCAACGGCTCGCGCGTTTTTCGCCCTCCTTCAGGGGGGTTTCAGGCAAGCCTTCCGCCCGAGCTTGATCCGGCGTGAGCGCCGCCGTCACCAACTCCCAGCGTCCGCGGAGTTTGGGAAACTGTAAGTCGCAAAATGCTTGCAGCTTGCGGCCGATGCTCACCGGCATCTGATAACCGGCAGGGTCGCAATCCGAGACCGTGAAGACGACCAGCGGGCGGCCGTCCTGAGCTGCGTCTCTCGCAATCTGCCAGACCAGCGCGTCGCTGATTTCGCCGGTCGGCAGATAAAGGTCGGCGTGCTCTTCTTCGGCGACCGGAAGTAGAACTTCCTCAAGGCTCGATTTTTCGCCGAAGATAACGAAGTGAAAGCCTTGCCTTGCACTGAACCCGCGGGCGACGGGCGTCGGGTTAATGTCATCGGCATCGGGGACGGTGACATCGATGCCAATCGACAAGTACGATTCAGGTGTCACGCTTGCCGTACGATGGATGATCGGCTCGGCGTTGCGCTTGTCGAAGATGCGGTCGAACGGGATGTAGCCGAGCCATCGTGCTGCCTTACCGGCGCGCTCGGAGAGCCAAAGCCAATCCTCTTCGGTGTTCTGGTAGGCGGTCCCATCCGGCTTAAGGATCTTCTTCTTGGACATGATGATGGCGTAGTGCAGCCCGCGCCAATGAGTCCGCTTGCCGCTCGGATAGAGGCGGTCGAACTGCTCACCGGCCCAAGCGCCGTCGCGATGATTGGCGGAAGTGTCGAGCCGGTAAGGATCGACCCTGTTCGACAGGACCGTGAGGTCACACTGATCGAGGTCATACTTCCTGCACGCCGCTTCTAAAATGGCGCGAAGAGTTTGTAGGCTTGCCTTCACGTCCGTCGTCTCCAGTTTTGGCGCGCCGCGATTTGCGGATGGCCAGTGATGTGCTAGAGACGAGCTGTTCCAAGGTTCGCCCTAGCTTTTTGGGTGGCGGATCGGGCGGGATTTGAACCCGCGGGAGAGCATTCTTAGCCCGGGTATAAACCGCGCCCTCTCTCGCCCATCGCGGCCGATCCGTTTCTCTTCAGCGATCTGCTACGCAACGTCCTTCTTCGCGCGTCCGAGACGCGTGATGCCAAGCCATGCTTGTTTTTGATAAATTTGAGCTTCTGTCAGACCGGTGAAGTCAGCATTGGCGCGCGCGCCAATCAGCAAATCGTCTTTAAGCGACTCGCCTTCTTTCCTCGGGAGGACCTCACCGGTGAGGACTTCCGTCAGCTTTCGCTTACTGCCGACAAGAATTCCCCACTTTGGGGGTTTCTTGCTCGAAGTCGGCATGTTGCACTCCGCGATTTTCGCGGAGGTTAGCGACGGCTGTAGGGTCGGTCAGGGACGGGTTTTTAAAAAGGCGTCCCAAGAGGGGGAATGTCAGGATTGTTGCGGGGAACGCTGCGCCGATCCCGCAGCACACGCTTACAGGCGCGCTCCATGTCCTCGCCTTGCTCGCCGTGAAGCAGACCGGAAATTGCCTGCATAGCATTGAGGGTCGGTCCCTTCACGGTGAAGGTTTCCAGAAGAAAGAAAGATTCGTCGGCGCAGCGGTGCTTGAACTCGTCCGCACCTTCTGGCGGTTCTTGCCTAGTCTTGGAAAATATTTTGGCCCATAGCCCGCTAACGCCCGCAAGCTGCCTAAGCCATGGCCAGCGCAGCCATAGCTTGCCTTGCTGCCGCAATGCGGCAGCGGTCACTCGCGAGGGCTTTAGCGGATGATCATCGGGGATCGTCAGCCGGACACGATCAAAGCTTCGGCCTACTTCAGCGACGACATAGTCCTTCAGAGACAGGGCGCGATCGTCGAGTTTACGGGGATCATTAAAGTCGCGCGCTTTCAGCTCACGAACGATCCTGTCAACGAGGTCGTCCGCGTCGTTCGGGCGTGAGATCGATGACATCTTAGAAGCGACCCGGGAGCCACAACGCAGGACGCCCGCCGTCACGCGCAGCGCGGACGCTGCACCTGGCCGTCGTGCGCGAGGTTGATCGCGTAAGCGATTTTCCGCGTTTCATGCCGCGAGTATGTCGTATCAAGCCGCCGTGAGCCATATTCAGCCGTTGGAACCCACACAATAAAATCTCGCAACGTGCGTGATGTACTTTGCGAGATAAAATTGAGCTAAGTCTTTGATGTTGCTTATCAGCGCTCGGCTTGCCGTTGCCGGCTTTTTACAGATCGACTTGAGCTCGCCACTCCAGCGGGAAAAGCAATTAGTACCGGTAGTACCGGTCACGATTGTCGCACCGGTTCTCGAGTTAGCCGTTAAAAATGGGCATAAGAACCGGTTGAACCTGTAGAACCGGTTTTTATACTGGGGAAAATAAAAACAAGAATCATTAGCGCTAATACGAGTACTGCTTTGAACCGGTACTACCAGTACTCGCTCCCGGCGTTGGCTGAGGCTGTGCGTCGCCGCCACCCATTGTGCGGCTGATTTGCGTGCGTGCAGGCTAATGTATAGCAGCGGACTACCTTCCAGGATGCGCGGTTGCGCCGCCTCCTCCCACAACCTTTAAGTGACTGGCTCTATACCGAAAGGATGGCTGCACCGAGCGGTCGGAAACCCCCATAAAATGGGCATTTCCTAGGGCTGTTTTGCCTTGCCAAAAGGAGTAGGTTTCCGTATGAAATAGGAATCAGGGTTGGGGGGTCACATGACCAAGACGGTTGCTCTTTATCTGCGGGTCAGCACCAGCGGGCAGACGATTGAAAATCAGCGCCGCGAATTGATGGCGACTGCCGAACGCAATGGCTGGACGATCGTTGCGGAGTTCATCGACAACGGCATCAGCGGCGCAAAAGGCCGCGACAAGCGACCGGGTTTCGACCGGCTGCTGAAGGCAATCGCCCGCAAAGAATTCCAGATGGTGGCGGCCTGGTCTGTTGACCGGCTGTCGCGCTCGCTGAGCCATCTGGTCACGTTTCTAGGTGAGATTCACGGCAAGGGCGTTGATCTGTACTTGCATACGCAGGGCCTCGACACGTCCACCCCCGCGGGTAAGGCGCTATTCCAGATGATGGGCGTGTTTGCCGAACTTGAGCGCAGCATCATCGTCGAGCG